AATTGTAACAGGAAATATAACCTCAGGAGATACTTACAGCTACTGGGTGCCTGAAACATCTGCTGCCTCAGGGTTCATTAAGGCCCTCAAAAATATGGCTAAGGATATGATTGATTGGAAGTACAACAGAGTTCCAACAATGATGGCTACTTATGTAACTCAGGCAAATACAGCTCTTGAGTATCTCAAGCAAAAGGATAGCACAGGAGAATTTAAGGCATGGGTTGAATCAAGTGGATTTAAGATTCATCAAACTCCTTATGGAGCTACACTGGTTTACAATGATTATACTGGTGGTCAACATTTGGAGAATAGCAAGTGGAATGATAAATCCAACAAGTATTATGCAGCCTATAGCCCTTGTCCTACTACCTTGACTTATTGGAATCCTTTTAACAGGGATTTATATTGCGCAAAATCAGACCTTGATTCAGGAAGAATCAAAATAAATAAAGGTGATTACTAATACTTAAACTTTAGACTATGTACAACAATATATACCTGGGTGGAACCCCTGATACTGCTGGACTTTCAGTAGAATCTTTGGACTCACAAATTAGGCAGTTAAATGCTTATAGGGCAAGACTTCAGGAACTACAACAATCCTCTATACAGACTCCTGAGGCTCAGAAGAAATCCTTATGGACTTCATTAGACCAGGAGCTTGAAACCATGACAAGCGAACAGATGGCAAGGTTAAATTCCAATAGTGAATATCAAACTTCGTATAGCAATATACAGACCTTAGTCCAACAAGAGCTTATGAACTTAGTCAAGAATAAAATTGAGGCTTCGGAGAATGGTAAGAAATTATTGGAGTCTCATTTAGCTTTGACTAAAGAACTCAAGACTCAAATAATGACAGATGCAAGAAAGGAGATGGAGTTGTTCCTGAAGTTTAAAGATTATGCTAAGAACAATCCTAATTCAACTTATGAAGAATTTTTAAAGAATAATGTATGATTACAACAGAAGAAATTTCAGTAAGAATGGAAAAGGGTGCAGGTTATCTTGTTGATACTCTGGCTAAAGATTTTCCAATTGTAAACCTTGCTAAACCTATGATTAGCAGAGTGGTTAAAAACAGCATGGGCAAAGTAACCAAGTACTGTGAATTGCTTGCCGATGAAAAAGGAATGGTGGACTTTAATAGCCTGGTGGATGAAATTTTTGCCAATGCCATAAACTCTAAGCCTTTCACAATTCCAGCAGGAAGCTTGGGGGATATTGAGTTTGGTAGTGGCAGTATTAAAGTTCCCATCCCTTTCACTCAAAAGGTTGCAAGTTTTGGAACTGAGGAAATTAATGCAGTTAAACGAATACTTAAAAATCTATAAGTATGTGTGATTTAATAACAGCACTGAAAGACCACAATCTCTATGACCCAGTAAAGGAGCTTGTGGAAGATATAATGACAAATGGAAAGAGTACAAGAACAAAACAAAATCAAGGAATAACGGATGAACAAGAAGCCAGGAATATCGTTAGAGGTATGTGGCATAGAACAAAAGGTACAAAATATACTGGGGAGGTTTACAGTATGGAGTGCGCAAAGGAGGTCTATATAAAATATGGATTGGCTACCAATACAGCAACCATTCCTGAGGTTTATGTAGCTATCAATGCTCAGTACCATGATTACTGCAACCTACTTTTTGATTGGTTTAAAAATGAAGATATTAAAAAGTATGTAATCGAGTCTGCTGTTTCCTTCTGGTTCAGAGATGAAGATTACTTGCATAGTTCAAAAGTGTATAGGTATTTTAAAGGGTGATTGGTTGGGGGAGCAAGAGATTGTTCCCCCTTTCTATTTAAAGTGGTTTACTTTATTGTATATAAATACAGGATTTATGCAGTTGTCTAAGTGAACCATTTAAGTTATCTTTGCACTTGCAAATATTAAAAACTGAGTATATGGATGAACTAACAGTAGACAACATTCTTACAGACATGGATATTGAAAACCTGTTTGTAGATAAACAGGCTGAACCACCTGAAGATAAACAGGATGAGCCTAATGAAAAACAAGAACCCAAGGAAGAAGAAGTAAATGTTGATACCCTGTTTGAGGGTGGCAACACTGTTGAAGAACCAAAGAACGATAAAGAAATTAAAACCCCCGATTCTACAAGTTCAAACAACAACAGCATTTTCTCTTCCATTACTCAGGCTCTTGTAGATGAGGGGGTTTTCTCTGAACTCAATGAGGAAGTAATTAAAGGGACTAATTCAGCAGAAGCTTTTAAGAAGCTGATTGAAGATAAGATTCAAGAAGGGCTTGATGAAACACAGAAAAGAATTAATAAAGCTTTGGGTGTTGGTGTAGAGCCTGATGATATTACTAACTACGAGAATACACTATACCAGCTTAGCCAAATTAACGAGGAGCTTATCTCTAAAGAAGATGAGCAAGGCGAAAACCTCAGAAAGCAATTGATTTATCAGGACTACATTAATAGAGGATTCTCTCAGGAGAAAGCCCAGAAAGAGGTTAAGAAATCTCTTAATGCAGGAACTGATATAGAAGATGCTAAAGAGGCATTGGAAAGCAATAAGGACTTCTTTAAGACTCAGTATGACAAATTAATTGAGGATGCTGAGAAGCAGAAGAATGAAAAGCAGAAAGAGATTGACGACTCTGTTGCCAAGCTTAAAAAATCAATCCTTGAAGATAAGGAACTATTTGGTGATTATGAAATTGACAAAAACACTCGTCAAAGAATAGTGGATAACATTTCCAAACCCACTTACAAAGACCCCAAGACAGGGAGAAGTTACACAGCTCTACAGAGGTATGAGCTTGAAAACAAGGTTGACTTTGTGAAAAACCTTGGAATTATTTTTACGCTGACTGACGGGTTTAAAAACCTTGATGGATTTACTAAGGGTAAAGTAAGAAAGGAAGTTAAGAAGGGTTTGGCTGAATTGGAAAACACTCTTAATAATACTAACAGAAATTCAGATGGCACTTTGAACTTTGCTAATGGTGGAGACCCTAATTCCTTCCTCAGCAAAGGATGGAAGTTTGATTTCTAAAAACTTATTTTAATCTTATAAATTAATTATTTTATGGCAGGACAGCTAAGAAAGTACCAAATGCTTGGCTTTCAGCACTGGAAGGGTCTAACTAAGGCTAACCACCTTGGTTCTATCTTTAGGCAAGCTCCCCAGAAGGCAACCAATGTCATGGTTAATCTTCTGGCTTGGAATAAAGGTAAGACTTTGGATACCTTCCTTTCGCAGTTTGCTACTAAGCAGTTTGATGATGATTCAGAAATCTATTGGGAAGTAACAGGTTCAAACAGACGTAATATTCCCTTGGTAGAAGCAAGAGATGAAGAAGGTAATGTAGTTGCAGAAACAGCAGGTATGATTGGCGCAGGCACAGCTCCTTTCTATCTTGTGTTTGATGAAGATTGGTTTGCTGATGGTGAGGTAATCGTAGGAAATCTTAATGAGGTTTATCCTATGAGAATAATGGGCAATGCTCGTATGGAGGGAACTCATGCGGTAGAGTTTTTGTATGCCGCTTAATCTGGTGACAGGTTAATAAAATTGGGCAAAATCGGTGAAGTCCTTCAAAATTAATTTGGATAATACCGAGATAATTAGTAACTTTAAAAGGTTATTAATATTGTAGAGAGTAGAGATTGAAACTATGATTAAAACAGGTAAGATTTATCTAATAAGTAATGACGTGAATAACAAAGTGTATATTGGGCAAACTGTACAAACCTTGAGAAAGAGGTTTACTGGGCACTGCTGTTACAGTAAAAACGATAGAGGCGACAATATGCAAATAAAAAGAGCTATTCACAAATACGGCAAGGAACATTTTAAGATAGAATTATTGGAAGAATGTCCAATTGATAAACTGAATGAAAGAGAAGCTTATTGGATTGATAGATTTGATTCATACAATAATGGTTATAACCTGACTCTTGGAGGTCAAGCGTCAAATTATTTCAGTCTGCATAGAGTCGAGGATTCAATAGATATAAAGAAATTTGAACAATATATCATTGAGTTCAAACCTTTAGCAAGAGAAGTTGCATCTCATTTCAATATAAGTAAGTGCAGCGTCTATAACCTTATTAAAAGATTAAATAACCCAAGTCTTATCCTGAATAATTATAACCCGAAGAAACCAGCTCCTCTTACAGATAAAGATATTTCAAATATAATTGATTTGT